GCCGCCCTGCTCGCCCATACCATCCGTAACCGCAAGGCCGAGCTGCCGGAGCGCTTGCGCGCCGCGGTAGCCATCCTCGATCGCGCTGGCCTCGGTGTGCATCAAAGCATGGAGCTGTCGGGTGTTTTGGGCGCCGCTGTGCGCGTGGAGCATGAGGGTACGCCATCGCTGCGCAACCTCTCAGCCGAGCAACTCGGCGAGCTGCGCGCTCTGGCCTTAGCTGCGCTTGCGCCAGCAGCGGCCGCCAGCGAGGAGCTTCTCAAGATTGAAGGAGCAGTGAATGGGAAAGTGAACGGAAGTGGTAATGGGGACTGATGAACGGCCGTACAAAGACTCCCCCTACCCCCCCGCGCATTTATTCCGCGCGTGGCCTGCTTTCGCTACAGCCGGACCTGGCCCGCTCCCTGGACGTTATTCACCGTCGCTGGTCTTGCGGAGGTCTGACGGGGATTTTCACCTTGCCCAGTATTCCGGGAGGCGACCTCGAAGGGCACATCGGCCGTCACGGGTGACTCAGCCGCAAGGGTATTTCGACCAGGCCCATCGAGGGATTCGACCGGACGCCCGTTGCGGACGATCCACCGCACTTGACCGTGTGGTGAGGGATCGGCCGGCGAGTTCAACCGGTAGTTGCGGCGCCGAGGTTTGGTTGTGATTCTTGGTGCTGACGCCACGGCTTTGATTGTGCCACCACTTCTCAGTTTGCGCAAGACTGTAAATTTTACCGGGTGTCGGGAATCGGTAAATTTTACCGGGTGCGGCCATGTCTGACCTTCAGTCATTCATAGATTTGGAGGCTATCGACCGGGAGCTGGCCTACCAATCCACACATCGGCTGGAGATGCTATTTCGGGATGAGGGGCCGCTCCGAAGGGAGCTATACGCCAAGCATCAGCGCTTCTTTGCATCTGGCGGGCGACATGATCCAATGCCGGAGTGTACGGCCGGCTGCACTGGCGCCCGACACCGTGAGCGCTGCTTTATGGCGGGCAACCGGACCGGAAAGACCGTCGCTGGAGCGTATGAGTCCACACTGCACGCTACAGGCTTGTACCCTTCCTGGTGGACAGGCAAGCGCTTCCCTGGGCTCACAAAAGGCTGGGCATGTGGGACCACCAGCCAAAAAACGGCCGAAATCGTTCAAACTGAACTGTTCGGCGTGCTGGAGCCGGAGAAGGCACAAGGTCGCCAGGTCGGGCTGGGGACCGGCACAATCCCACGGCATCTGATTGACCACGTCCAGTTCAATCCTCACTCGCCAGGTTCGATCCTCAAGGGCTGGATCCGGCACCGGACCGGGGGCCGCAGCGTGATTGTGTTCAAGTCGTATGAGGCTGGCCGTGAAGCGTTCCAGGGCACCGCTCAAGACTGGATATGGCTGGACGAGGAATGCCCGCTGTCGGTGTACGGTGAATGTCTGGTGCGAACCATGACGACCAAAGGGACGATGTACCTCACGTTCACGCCCCTGCAAGGGCTTTCCGAGGTGGTTCTCCAGTTCATGCCGGAGTCGATTCCAGATGAGGGGGATGCGCCGGCAAAGCCGAGGTTGGACGCCTCGCCGAAGTTCCTCGTGCAGGCGAACTGGGATGACGTGCCGCACCTCACGGAGCAATCGAAGGCCGATTTATGGGCATCGACGCCACCCTATCAGCGGGAGGCCCGCAAGATGGGCAAGCCTGCACTGGGCGCCGGAGCGATCTACCCTGTACCGGAGTCGTTCTATGTGGTGGATGATTTTCCGATCCCTTCGCACTGGCGCCGCGTGTTCGGGCTGGATGTAGGCTGGAATCGGACGGCGGCGGTGTGGGCGGCGATTGACGATGACACGGACATAACCTACTTGTGGGCCGAGCACTACCAGGGACGCCAGGAGCCGGCAATCCACGTAGCGTCAATCGTGGCCAAAGGTGGCTGGATCCCCGGAGTAATCGATCCGGCGGCGGATGCGGCCAACCAGGTTGACGGGCGCCGGTTGCTGCAACTCTACCGGGAGCTGGGGCTGGAGTTGACGCCGGCAAAGAACGAGGTTGCGGCCGGCATTGATGCTGTTTGGGGGATGCTTTCCGGCGGCCGGATGAAGGTATTCGCCTCACTGAGGAATTGGCTGGCCGAGGTTCGCTTGTACAGGCGGGATGAGCGCGGGCACATTGTCAAAGAGAGGGATCACCTGATGGATGCAACCCGGTATCTGGTAATGAGCGGGCTCACTCGAGCTTGCACGCAGCCTGCGGAGAAGTCTCCATACCCGCATCGGTTCGCCACGGGGCACGGCGGATGGATGGCGTCCTAGTACCTCAGTACCATTGACGGGCGCGCGGCGCGGCGCAAAGATCTTATCATGACGAGCTTTATGACAGTCCACGCAAGCCTTGTTGCTGAGTTGAAGAAGCATCTGGCGATACTGAAAGGCGATCTTACAAAGTGTGAGCACGCAGAGACGGAGACGATTCTGGACAATCAGTACATCCTTTTCAGGGCGCATCTCGACAAGCTGCACCGAACACTCGGCCACATAGACTTGTTGCGAGTCAGGAAGATGGAGTTGAACAACGCAAACCTGTCTTTCGAGCACGCGATCAGGAACATCGAGAAAGGCAAGTCCCCGGACTCGCTGGTGTAGGGTAAAGCAATGGCTCCAGAACTCGGGAATGCGGCAATCGGAGCGGCGCTGGCGGTGGCCGGCCTAGGTGGAGCGAGCATCGCCCGGGTGAAGGCGCGCCGCCAGAAGGTGAGCATTGCTGGGATCCGAACGCTGTACCGTGTGGCGCGCTGGTGGTGGTGTCTGGCGCGGGCGGCGGATGCCGCTTGGGTAGCATGGCACCGGGAGAAACTGGCGGCCGAGGTAGAGCCTGACGCGGCGAGGGAAGCGTGATGCCGCTTGACCCGACCGAGATGAGCGAGCGGGCGTATCATATTCTGAGCGCGCGTGACGTTGGGCTTGACATGGCGAAGGACGCCAATCTTGAGCCGACGAGCCGGGCTTACGGGATGAATGTTGTGGTGATGATGGATGAAGCGCTCGCCTCTGAAGTGCTGGCCGGCAGGCTGATGCGGGCCGTGGAAGAAAGGAGCAGCAATGCCACTGAAACCAGGGAAAAGCAAGAAGGTAATCTCGAACAACATCAAGACTGAGCTCGCCCACGGAAAGCCTCAAAAGCAGGCTGTCGCCATCGCGCTTCGGAAGGCTGGCGCACCCAAGAAACGCGGCAAGCGCTGATTCTCCTACCCATGATCCGGCTTTTCGGGGTATCATGTCCCCAAGATGGCCGATGATGAGGTTCTTGAGCGCATCCGGCGCAACTTCCACCGCGCGGAGTCTTCCGAGGCCGAAAATCGCGCGCGCTGGCTCGCGGATCTGAAGCTCTCCGTTGGCGAGGATTCCTGGGCAGCAGACGCCCGCGCGAGGCGCGAGAATGACCCTGGCGGGCCGCGCTCCTGCCTCAACATTCCGCGCGTTCCCGGCTCCGTTCACCAGGTTACCAACGAAATCAGGCGCAACACTCCAAGCGCCCTAGTGTCGGCGGTCGACAACTACGCCGACGTGGACACCGCTCAGGTGATCTCTGGCCTCTTCCGGCATATCCACAGGCAATCGAACGCCGATGCCGTGCGCGCCTACGCCGGTGATCATGCCGTGAGGACTGGCCGCGGCTGCTACCGGATCGTCACCGAGTACTCCTCTCCGATGAGCTTCGACCAGGAGATCTTTCTCCGCCGAATCAAGCACCAGTTCAGCGTGTACGCGGATCCATCGGCCCAGATGGCGGACTATTCTGACATGAAGTGGTGCTTCATCAACACCCGATACTCTCGGGAGGCGTTCCGCGAGGAGTTCCCAGCGAGTGAGACGGCCGAAGCAATTGGCATGGGGGCTTCCGGGCTCGGAGATGCGGACCCTTCATGGATGGACGCTGAAGGGGTGACAGTGGGCGAGTATTTCGAGGTCCAGTACACCTCGAAAACGCTGGTGGAAACTGACTCGGGCTGGGTGGGCCTCAAGGACTCGATCCCCGCCGGCCTGTCCGGTGTGGAGATCATCGACGAGCGGGAAACCCGAATCCCAAAGGTGGTGAAGTACGTCACCACGGGCAACGAGATCATCAAAAAATCCGACTGGCCTGGCATGTATATCCCGGTGCTCATCGTGAACGGGGAAGAGGTGGTGGTAGACGGGGAAACGCGCCTGATCGGGCTCCCGCGCCACGCCCACGACTCCCAGCGAATGTACGACTACTGGGCTTCGGCCGCTACCGACATCCTGGCGCTGGCCTCAAAGGCCCAGTACTTCGTGACACCGGCTCAGACAAGAGGCTTCGAGGATATGTGGGAGACGATGAACACGACCGCGCGGCCCTACATCTACGTCAACCCGGACACCGAGGCCCCGGGATGGCCACAACGCCAGCAGTTTGAGCCGGCCGTACAGGCTGTAATGCAGGCGCGCGGCGCCGCAGCCGATGACCTGAAGGCTACCATGTCGATCTACGATGCCAGTCTGGGCAATCGGTCGAATGAAACCTCTGGCATCGCCATCAGAGAACGCAAAGTGGAGGGCGACACGGCGAACTTCCACTTCTCCGACAACCTGGAGATCACCATTCAGCACGAAGCGCGGATCATGCTGGATCTGATCTGCAACACCCCGATTTACGCCAAACCTGGGCGCGTGCAGCGGATCATCGGCGAGAATCAGGACCAGCGGCTGGTCAAACTGAACCAGGCGCAGGGTGAAAAGGATCGGCGCATCTTCGCTGTGGGCACCGGGCGCTACGATGTGGCGGTGAGCGTCGGTCCATCGGCGTCTACACAGCGCCAGGAGGCCGCGGCGTTCACCCTAGAGGCCGCCAAGGTCGATCCGAGCCTGTTCCAGAAGGCGGGCGACGTAATCTTCGGCTACCGCGATGAGGCCGGCTCCCAGGAGATCGCCAAGCGCTACAAAAAGACCATGCCGCCTGAGTTGATGGACGAGGAGGGCGGATCGGAGCAGGCGCTCGCCATCGCTCAGGCCAAGGTGAAGCAACTGGAAGAGTTACGGCAGGCGCTCACTGAGGCCCTGAACGATGCCAGCGAGATCATCAAGAACAAGCGGCTGGAGTTGGAGAGCCGCGAACGCATCGAGGCGATGAAGGCCGAGTTGGCGGTGCTGAAGATGGCCGTAGAGCTCGACTCGAAAGAGGCGACGGTGATGCTTCAGGCCCAGCTCGCAGAGCTGAACCAGCGCCAAGCCCTGCTCAACGAGGATCAGCCGGTGGTGGAAGCTCAGACGAACGGAAGCGGCAATGCTACAGCTTGAAACTGAACTGGTAACCGTAACCACGGCCGGCACTCCGGTACACTGCTCGCTGGCGAGTGCCTGTACGGCGTTTCGTGCAAAGAACCCCCACACTCAGACAGGATGGGCTTACATTGGCGTCCTCGGCATGGTCAAAGCCAGCGGCGTGAACGTGATCGATGACATTGCTGTTGACCGCTCGTTTGAGATCGGCGTCCAGGCCGGCGAAGAATCCATCGACCCGTCCAAGTTCTACTTTGACGCCGACACTGATGGCCAAATTATCCTGGTGACAGCCTTCAGGAATGTTTGACGCTGGCCATCACCACCGGATCGGTAGCAAGCAACTGGATGGATTCCCTGTGGCTGGACTCCATTCGTACTACAACTTCATACCCAATCCAGCCTACGACCAGAGACTTTACGACAGCAGTGGGCACAACCGCTACGGAAGGCTGGGGGACAGTGTTGTGGCCGACGCCACAGATCCAGCATGGGTGGGGAACAGCCTCTATTTCGAGCCGCAGGCATGGGTGTACTTGCTTTCGCCTGGCGGAGTTCCAACGCCCCTCTACCAGACAAATTTCAGCCTGATCTTTGCCCTAAAAGCTGCCGCTCAATCGGACGTCACCTTTTACTGTGATACCAACGCTGGATCGGATGATCCCCATTTCAGGCTGGCTACCGGAACAGCGGACACGGCCAAACTTCGCGTGTCGATTCGCACGGCGCCGGGAACCGTGCAACTCTCGGTCGAATCCACCGCCACCGTTTTCGATGGTGACTGGCATCTTGTCGGCTACACCGATGAGGGCGGGACATACGCCATCTATGTTGATGGAGAAACAGCGGACACCGGAAGCTACTCACACGCCTCGCCTACCTTCAATCGCTCGGTTCTGGGGATTCTGATGGGCGTGGGGATTTCCGGGCAGTTCACCGGCACGCTTGGCCAGCTCGTGCGGTGGTCCAGAGCACTCTCGGCCGCAGAATACAGTCTCGCGCGGGCCGCACTGAAGACACGCCTGCTCTCGCAGGGTATCGCGCTGCCCTAACGCTTCTTCCCGTCTGCCTTGGACCTGCGCGCCGACTCCTGGGCCTGCCGCTTGCGCTCGGCCATCGTCTTATCGCTGGCAACCTTCGGAGGGGCGGATTTCGAGCCTTTCGCCTTCTCCGCGGTCTTCTTGAGTGTCCGTCTTCCAAACCAGTCCATGTTGGGATCATAACATCTTGCTTCCCAAAACGCTCAGTTTCATGTAGAATCTAGGTGATTCTTGATTGAGCTGGCATCGACCCGGCTCTCGGGAGTGAAAATGGCAGACACCGAAGTTGAAGAGCAGGAAAGCGAAGAGCAGGAAACCGAGGTAGTTCCCTTCGATGAGTACCGGGAGAAACGCCGCGCCGAAGAGGCTGGCAGCTCCCAGAAACCCGATGAGGACTCCGAGGATGAGTCTGAGAGCGCCGGTGAGCCCGGAGCGGGCGCTGGCGGCCAGGAACCCGAGACCGAGAAGACCGGCGAGGAGCCGAGCAAGACCCGCCTGAGCGGGGCCCAGCGAAACAAGATCAAGATTCACGAACTGGAGAGCAAGGCAACCGCGGCCGAAGAAAAAGCCGCGAAGCTCGAAGCCGAATTGGAGGAAGCACGCAAGGCGAAACCCGCCGGCGAACCTCCACCGGCCGAAGCAAAGCCAGCCGAGGCACCGAAGAAGCCCACCCGCCCGAATCCAAGCGATTTCGAGACGGATGAAGCCCTGGACGAGGCGCAGGCCAAGTACATCGAAGATCTGACCGCCTACAGCGTGGAGGTGAAGCTGGCCGCACAGCGGCAGGCTGACCGCGCTGAGGCCCAGGCCAACGTCGCCAAGGCGGAGGTCGAGAAGGTCATCACCGCCCATCAGAAGCGAGTCGTGGAGTTTCAGAAGACGAAGCCCGACTACGATGCAAAGGTGGAAGCGATGGAACGGTCCTGGACGATGCCCGTCGAAGTGCTCGAAGCAGTTGCCACGTCCCCAGTTTCAGAGCGCATTGCCTACCACCTGGCGACCACCGCCGGAGAAGTGGAGAGGTTCAAAGCCCTGTCGCCGATACAGGCTGCGCGCGAAATCGGCAAGCTGGAAGCAAAGCTCACACCGCCCAAGTCTACGAAGTCTCCCGAGGGCTACACGCCACCGCCGCCACCGGATGAACCGTTGCGCGGAGGCGGGCCGCCGCTGCCACTCAGCGAAGTCACCGACTTCACCGAGTACAAGCGCCGGTCACAAGCCCGGGCCCGCTGAATCCCGCCAAGCCGGGGTAACACGCGGTCAGGGAGGGCCTTTCCTTGGCCACCAACGTATTTCAGAACACGGCGCTAGTCACGAACGAGTTCCAACTCCTTCTCACCAATCAGCTCCCCTTCATCAAGGGATGCAACTTTTCGATGGGCTCGAAGTTCACAGCCGATTCCAAGGTCGGCGAGTCCGTCAAGTGCAGGAAACCGCCGATCTACAGCGTGCGGACCGGCGAGACGTTCACCCCGGGCGACATGGCGGATCAGTACTTCACCATGACCGTCCAGGACACCAAGGGCGTCGATCTGGAGATCACCTCGCGCGAGCAGATGTTTAACTTCGTGAGCCTGCGGGAGCAAGTTTTGAAGCCCGCCGCTCACGCGCTCGCCTCCCAGATCGAGTTGCTGGCTATCGAGCTGGCAACCCTGGCCACGGCGCAGTACGTCGGAACGCCGGCCACGGTTCCGACTTCGCTCGAAACCTACAACAGCGCTCGAGCGATCATCTTCGACAGCTCCGGGCCGGTCGATCAGGCGCGGCTCATCATCTCCTCGGCGATGGGCGTCAAGACCAACACCGCGGGCCTGAGCCTGTTCAACCCGACGCAGACGATCGCGGATTCGTTCAACAAGGGCTTCATCGGGAAGCACTCGATGGCCGATGTGTACGAATCCCAGGTGCTGAAAACCCTCACCACCGGACCCTACGGTGGCACTCCGGCCGCCGACACCGGAACCCTTACCGGAGCCTCCATCACCACGGACGGCTGGACCGCTGCGGCAGCGAACCGACTCAAGGCGGGTGACACAATCACCTTCGCCAACAGCTACGCGGTCAACCGCTGGACCAAACAGTCAACCGGCCGGCTGAAGCAGTTCGTGGTCACCGCCGACGTTGACTCGGATGGCTCCGGTAACGCAACGATCCCGATTGATCCCGCCATCGTGGCCACCGGCGACTACCGGAACGTCACCGCCGCCCCGGTGGACGGCGATCTCATCTCGATCAATGGCGCCGCGCAGGCTGGCCAGGCGGCCATCGCCAGCAAATCGACTCCCCAGGGCCTCCGCTACACCAAGGACGCCTTCTTCTTCAACAGCTTCGACCAGCCGCTCGGCGAGGGCGGCGTGGTAGGCTACATGGCCACCCCGGACCCGGAATCGAGCGTACGCGTTCGCTTCATGAAGGCGTGGGACTTCCACTACAACCGCCAGCGGTACCGCTTCGATGTGGTGTGGGCGTTCGGCGTCTGCTACCCCGAGCTGGCTTGCAGGATCGGGAGCTAGGAGGTAGCCATGGGAACCACCAGCTCGACTACCTTTTCCGCCGCGGTCGCCGCCACTGACCATGTGGTGAACGTCGCCTCGGCTACCGGCATTGCGGCTCCGACCGTCAATGCCAGCCTGGGAACCATTCTGGTAGCCGGGGATGGCCCGGCGCCAATGGAACTGATGAAGGTAACCGCCGTCTCGGGGACCGCCATCACAGTCCAGCGGGGCTACAACAGCCCCGTTTACGCTCACCCCTCCGGTGCGCGCGTCTGGATCGCAGGCGCGGCCGGCCAACTGGCCGACGTGGAGCCTTCGGGCACCATCGCTGACACCTCGAACATCTACCTGCCACGGATCGTTCCTCGCAAAGCATCGGTCTGGAACGTGGCAAACAGCCGCTGGGTCGAAGTGGACCTTGACCCACCTACCAGCGTTCTCACGCTCGGGACCGC